GCTTTCTTCGTTTCATAATGTTTAGTGTTTTTCATGGTTTGGGGCCAAGCCGCAGCGATGCGCCGGAGGCCGAGTGTTATTAGTTATGTGGTTGCCCCGTCACCAGCCGGGCGGGGCTTTATTAAAGAAAAAAAACGATGCCCGACCCTCACGGGCAGGACATCGAAAAAATCTTAAACTTTATGTTATCTCCACAAATATAGGGAACATGAGGGAATTTGTCAAGACTTTGCTCGGTCTCCTGCTGATAGCGGGGGTGGGGTTCGTCCTTGGACTTGGATATGGCCGGAAAACGGCCAGAAAGCCCATGGATTTGCGAGTTATCTGGGACACGACGGAAGTGGTCAGGCACGACACGATTGTGCGTGAGAAGCCCGTTTATGTGGCCTCGTACATCCATGACACGGTGCGGACATACTTCACCACGATCGAGCAGGACACGGTTCTGGTCGATGTGCCAATAGAACGGAAGGTCTATCATGAGGACAGCCTTTATCACGCTGTCGTGTCAGGCTGGAGAGTCTCCCTCGACTCGCTCATTATCTGGCCTAAAACGACCACCATAACGATTAGGGAAAAGGTCAAGACTCCAGCTCCGAGGTTTTCCTTCGGGGTTACACTTGGCCCTTCCGTTCTCGCAACCCCAAGCGGGCAAGTTCACGCGGGGCTTGGAGCCACGATAGGCTTGCAATACAGGTTCTGATAACGGGTCGCCGCCTCCCGTGACTGGCGGCTTTGTTCGTAGTGCCGGCCCCTTCGGGTCGTGAGATCAGAGGGGGCTCACTACTATTCGGGGAGAAAAAGCCCCCGGATTAAATAAGTACCCCTACATATTTGTTTTTAAGCGAAGACGCTCCGAAGGCTTTAAGTCTTGGGTGTCTCCGCTTTTTCGTTGGCACTTCAAAGATAATGGTACAAACAATACAGACAAATAGCAAATTATTACCATGAGAGAACAAGCCATGAGGGATGTGTTATGCGATTGCTTCGCTTTCGTAGGTAACAAGATTAAGGACGGGACTGTGACCATTGAGGACGTGCGCTCGATGTTCGAGACAGTGATGTCAAGCACGGGCGCGATGGCTTCCATAAAGGAGATAGCGAGGTATTACGGCAAGAGCGAAGTCAACGTGCGCTCTGTCATCAAGAGGCGGGTCTTGGGCAAGCCGACAAGAAAGGTGTATTACGATTTCTCGGAGGTGTGCAGGAAAGTCCCGGAATCGTGGCACGTAAGACCCTCATCTAAAGACGATTGACGGGAAAGAGGTCACATATTTCCGCCACCCCGTGTGATGTGCGAACTTTGCCATACAGTTCAAATCTAAAACTTTTAATCTTATGGCAGAAGACAAAACCATCATCATGCCCGACAACCAGAACAATGGTTGGGGCAACATCCCCTTCGCCATGACCCTTCCCCTTCTGGGAGGCTATGGCAACGGATACGGAGGCTTCGGTAACGGCCTGTTCGGCGGCTCCGGTTTCGGCGCTTTCCTCGGCGGACTGTTCGGGAGCGTCTTGCCCGGATTCTTCAACGGAGGCTTCGGCAACTGGGGCGGCGGAAACAACGGCGCAGCGGCGGCATCCCTCGGGGCTCAAGCGACGGCCAACAACAACACCGAGACCATCCTCAGGGCTATCGACGGAACCGATGCCGATGTTCGCCTCGTGGCTACCACTCTCAACAGCGATGTGAACACCGTCAAGACCAACCTCGCCACGCTCCAGAACGGTCTGACTGCTCTGACTGGGCAGACGGGACTCTCCGCAGCGCAGATCATCAACGCCATTCAGGCGGGAGACGCCTCCCTCGCCAGCCAGCTCTGTCAGTGCTGCTGCCAGACCCAGCAGGCTATCCTGACACAGGGCTATGAGGGCCGCATCCAGAACATGCAACAGACCGAAACCCTTATGGGTGGCAACCAGCGCATCGTGGACGCTATCGCCGATCTCAAGGCCACAACCATCGACCAGTTCTGTCAGGCTGAGAAGCGTGACATGCAGAACGAGATCAACCGTCAGGGCGACATCATCACCCAGCTTCGCAACGAGGCCGACAACGCCCGGCAGACGGCCCAGTTCGGTGCTATGCTCGCTCCCATCGCGCAGGAAGTCAACGACATCAAGTGCAAGCTCCCGAGCACAGCAACCGTGCAATATCCGAACCTCGTAGCATTCTCAACGACTCCTAACATCGGCGGGTTCTACGGCGGCTGGGGTAATGGCTTTAACGGTTTCGGCTACGGTTTCCCCGGAGGAAGCTACTGGGGTTAGTGCCTGACTGGACAGGTGGGGTATTCTCTCCACCTGCCCATAAACAATTCGATTATGGCACGTTGGCCTTTCCAGTATGTTAACATTAACGGAGTGCCCACTATACAGGCGCGTTCCGTGGCGGTCTCTGAGACCTCGGTTGACTTCAAGTTCAACCCGGACTGGGACCGCAGACCCTACCGCGGGCTTATCCTCGTCAATCTCGCCGAGGCTATCCCCGAGGGAACCACTACCACACTCCCCGTCCGGTTCTCGATGGCCGGGACGACAAGTAATGTGACGCTCGCCGGCGGCGACAACTGGACCGTGGCGGATGTCCCGGGTACGGGAGTGTATCTGCTCTATTATGACAGGCTGGCGGACACCCTCCAGCTGTTAGCTCCAACAATCTAAAAAAATAAACAACCATGCTTAGCAATTTACGTCCGGGAACACCCGTTTATGTGGTTTTCAAGAACGGCCCCCGAGTGGCCATAGCGAAAGTCTCGCAACTCAGCAGCCAGTACCCTCCCCAGTTCAATTTCCAGATGCCTCAGGGCGCGGCGAGTATGTCACCGATGTTTGACCTGACGCTTGAGATAGACGGCAAGACCGAGCAGTTGCAGCGAATCCCTATCAACACCTCTATCGCCGAGTTCCCCGAGAAGGGAATAATAATCAGCGAGACGAGAGAGGGGGTCGCCAACGAGGTCAGCGCCATAAGGGGACAGGCCAGTTCCGAGCTTGAGAAACGTCAGTTCTATGAGCAGACGGTGGCCAACTGCGACCAGATACTCCTTGACATCAACCCCGAGTTGAAGCGGGAGAGGGAACAGGCCGCCGAGATAGCCGCCCTTAAGGAGCAGATGGCCGGCATGAGCGACCAGATAGCGGCGTTGACCGGGATGCTTTCAAAGACGCTGGGCAAAAAAGCGAAGGAGGAATAATAAATGGGATATAAAGTGATAAGTTTCAGAAGCGGCTCCGACGAGCGGGAGTTCAAGGAGGCGATGGCGACCACCAAAGAAGGTATGCGTATGGCCAAGAGGGGCTTCGAGAAGATATGCGAGCTCTCCGACGATATGGCCGAGAAATACGGTGAGCGCATGGGCTACTCCGACCGTTACTCCAACCGTGGCGGGTACTCCGACAGGGGTGATTACAGCCCGTGGGATTATTCCCACAGGGACTGGGACGACATGGAGGAGCGCAGGTACCGTGACTCTATGGGCCGTTACCGTTAACAGTCAGGGAGGGCAAGCCCCTCCCTTTTTCACTAACCATAAAACCTAACCGAGATGACATCTTTTGAGGAATATATCGACCAGTACGGCCCGCACTTCAACAAGAAGCTCTACGAGTGGGCGGTGTCGATGATGACCGACAGGAACGGGAATAAGGTTCCGGCTATGACCAAGGAGCAAGTAGACGAGTTCATGCGGACGCAGGGTGTGACGCTCAAGAATGACAAGGGGCATGACTCGGCCTATGTTCGGGCGATGCTTTACGCCGACTGTTGGGGAAGCTCCTATACCACCGACAAGCAGATAGCCCTTGGTGTCAAGGACTTCCTCGATGACCCCGACGGGAGCAAGACGAAGGCGTTTGACCACTTCGTGGTGGATTGCAGGACGAAGGGAGAGCCAATCTTCTGGGACGAATTGCTGTAGATATGATATTCCGTGATCTGTATATTGGGCGATGGCATGCTTGCTTCATTTTCGCTCCTGACGGGTACGATGATAACGCGATTCTTGATATTCTGTATGATTTGGATGCTTCTGATTATATCCTTGTTAAGGCTGAGAAGAAGATGCGAGAAGGCCGACCTAACGAAGGTTTCACGTTCGCAAATTCGCGGATGAAGGAAGCCTTGGTTGTTATCGGGCCATCCACAAGTGGAGCGGAATTTGTAAATACTCTCTCTCATGAAATTTATCACCTTTCCGTAGCCGTGGCTAAAAGTTTAGGGCTTGATCTGGAGGGTGAGCAACCTGCATACATAGAGGGTGATGCGATGGGAGACTTTATTGAATTAGTCTGTCAGTTTGGCTGTGATAAGTGTAATTAGCTATTTGATATAATCAATAAGTTGTCTCATGGCTTTGTCGTCTTTTTATCCGCTCCCTCTCCGTTAAAACGAAAAGGCGGCCATGGCGGGCCGCCTACAAAAATCACATTACGGGACACGCATAAAAAATAAATTATGTTACCCGCCACGAAGATAAACATTATTTCGGTATTCCCAAACTTTTTCCGAAAATATAGTCTTTAACCGCCTTGTTCGCCGCGTCTGTCTTCCTTCTCATGTCCACTCTCATGTATATGGAGGTGACGCTTTTTGCCGTGCTGTGGCCCAGCGCCGCCCCGATCGTGCGCTCCGGGATGTCAAGCTCGGCGGCGGCGGTCGCCCAGGTGAACCTCGCCCAATAAAAAGACAGGTCGGGTTGCAACGGCTCCCCATCCCATTTTTTCGAGGAAGGGTTATAAGTCATCCCTATTGTCTTCAGGGCCTTGTCCATCCTCCGGAGGAAATTGCCGTATGACGCGCGGTCAAGCGGATAGAGCAGATGCTTCTCCCCCTTGAGCCTCCTCATTATGGCATCGGCTTCCGGTAACACGCCGATGCTCAACGGCTGCCCGGTTTTCGACCTGACGGTCTCTATCCTTCCTCCCTTGAGCCCTTTGAGCAAGAGGAGGTCTTTCGGGCCTATGCCGCAGCACAAGACCGAGAGGATAAAAAGGTCAAGGTATCTTTTTTGCGCCTCTGATTTCGGGGCGGCGACCAAGGCTCTCACCTCCTCCGGGGACAGGCTCCTGTCCGCGGTGGGTGCAGTGGCTATCTTGAACCTCTTGAACGGGTAAGCGGCCCTTGTCCGCCCGGTCTCCAGGGCGTCGTTGAACACGGCCCTTATGTCGCGGAGGTGGATAGCCCTCGCGTTGGCGCTCGGTGCAGTCTCTGAAAGAAAATCCTCGAAACCACTTAGCCATAAAGGTGTTATATCTTGGAATGTGAAGTTCCGCTTGAAGCCGGGGTAAGCCAGAAGTCTCCTCACTGTGGAGCGGTAAACCCCGGCCGTCCCGTCCTTGTCCCTTGTGGAGGCGTATCTCTCGAAACAGTCGAGGACTGTCGCCTCCGAGTTCCTTTTCCCCTCCTCCTCCTCCTTTATCCTGTCCGCGGCGAGGTCCTTTATCTCCACGGCGGACAGCCCGTGCAGCCTCCCCTCAGTCCGCAACTCCTCAAGGACCCTCTCGACGGCGAGCCTTTTGCCCTCGAGGGCGATTCTCATAGCAGCCTTTTTCGGCCATCCTCCCGGCGACCACTCAGATTCGGGGAGCCTGACCCCGGTGTTGAGATAAGCTGTCCTCTGCCTGACGCTTATCGAGATCTTTACGGGATAACGTGGCTCTTCCCCCTCAGGAGTGACGGGGCGGGAGCGTGTGTCGAGATAAAGCCGTGTCCTCATAATGCGGTTTTGTTGTCGCGGTTTTTTCGCGAGTTTTTATACGCGAATCTACGGAAAAATACTTTTTGTTACACAATTATACACAAAAAGAAAATAAACGGGACAAGCGGCGTGGGAACGCCATGTGACAATAAACCCCGGCTGTGAGGAGCCGAGGCTATTGTGTGATTCCGTTGGGATTCGAACCCAAGACCCACAGCTTAGAAGGCTGTTGCTCTATCCAGCTGAGCTACGGAACCAATCCATTGATAATAAATATTTTAATAGGTGGCCTTTTTGTCTTGTCCCATTCGCCCTCGCGAGTTTTTCGCGAGTTTATTGTCTTGCGACGCCATCGCCTCGCTGAATCTCCTCTCCAGCTCAGACTCCCTCCTTGCCCTCAAGACTTCCCATCTTGACACGCATTCCGCCGACGGGAGGGAACCGGTAAAGATAATATAAAATATCTCCTCATCCAACATAAAGGGTATATACTCCTCAAGCTGGAGGATAAGGCCGATATGCCAAGCCCCACTCATCCTTTTTGGGCACTTACCGATTGCAGCAACGTTATCAGGCCGCTCACCTGCTCCTGTGACCTCGCCAGGGCCTCCTGCTCCCTTCTCAGGGAATCGAGGGCGTCCTTTATCGCCCGCGAGTCATTGATGTCCTGCCTCACGTTATCCCCGAAATTCAGGTTGCCGCTGTTCTCTATCCTGTCCGCCCGCAGCATCGGCCCTTCACCCCCGCTGAGAAGCCAGTCAGGTGATATGTCAGGGCACAACCTGTAAATCTCCTCATATTTCAGGATTCCCTGCTGCCTCTGCTGGTTGGCCGTCCCGGCTGTGATCCCGAAAAACCTCGCGAAATCTATGTTCCTCTCGAGGTGGTAATGCGCCGCTATCTGGCGCAGCATCTCAGTTTTCTCCATATTTTCGATAAATTTATTATATCTTTTATAAAAAAATATTATATTTGCAAAGTCATTCATTTTATGGTAGGCACACAAACATACAACATATTTAATTATTATACAAATATTATTTAATAAATCTTAAATAAAATAGATAATGATGGAAAGACAGACCACAGTGAGAATGACTGAGAAACAGGTCATGAGGCAGGCGAGGAACCGGGACATCATCAGGAAGTTCAAGGCCCTGCGAGAGAAGAACCCCGAGGTGGCGGTTGAGAGGATATTTGACACCATATCACGGGACTATACCATCGGGAACGGGGCTATCCGCGTGATAATCAAGAGGGCGGGCCTATGCTGACGGGTGAGCTCTCAGTGGACCCGTCAAGGCGTTACACGATAGCGGAGACGGCCGGACTTCTCGGTATGTGTCGCAAGACTTTATGGAAATACACCAAGTCAAGGGACATAGTCATGGAGGTCCACCCCGCCACCAGGAAAAGGTATTACACCGGCGCCGAGATAAAGAGATTCTATGACCAGAGCATTTGAGAAACCCGGGATATTCCCGGCATACATATAAACAAATTTCACATTATGAGCGAATCATTACAAGTGACAAGGATCGACTCGGCCGACATGCTGGCCGCGTTGAACCGGAGCGAGATCGACATCCAGATCTCGACGGCGAGGAGTTACCCGAGGAATGTTGACGAGAGCATCAGGAAGATAGTCTCCCTGGCCACCGTCAATCCCCAGACGGCGAACGAGTGTTTTTACTCACTCCGCAGGGGCGGCGGTGAGGGGGCGGCCATTGAGGGGCCTTCGGTACGGCTCGCCGAGATCGTGGCGGCCTCGTGGGGCAACCTCCGCGTCGCCTCGCAGATTGTGGGGAACGACGGCAAGTTCATAACCGCGAGGGGCGTCTGCCATGACCTCGAGACCAATGTGGCGGTGGCGAGCGAGGTAAGGAGGAGGATAACCGACAAGTACGGCAAGACCTACAATGATGACATGCAAGTGGTAACCGGCAACGCCGCCGGGGCTATCGCTTTCCGAAACGCGATTTTCAAGGTTGTCCCGAAAGCCGTTATCTCGGAGGCCATCAACACCATCAAGAGGTCAATGATAGCGGACACGGCGCAGAACTTCGAGGAGACGAAAGGGAAGATGTTCACGGTCTTCGCCAAGAAGGGGGTCACCAAAGAGATGATATACAATTATTTCGAGATATCATCCGACGAGGAGATAACGCCGGAGATTGTCGCCGAGCTCAGAACGACCTATACGGCGATAACGGAGGGGCAGGCCACAGCCGAGGAGCTGTTCATCAAGCCGTATAACGAAAAGATAGATGCCTCGAGAAAGAAGCCTACTAAGGGGGGTTCCGCCGCAGAGCGTCTGGCGAGGGCGATGGCCACCCAACAGGGGATGCAAGTGGCGTCCGATATGGATAACAATAACGGTGACTTACCCCTCTGATAGCCATGGCGACATACACTGTAACGAGCAAGAGCCACGACGAGTGGCTGAGGAGCCGGGAAGGGGGCATAGGCTCGTCGGAGGTGGCGACCATCCTCGGCGTGAATCCCTATGACACCCCATACCAGCTGTGGCTGCGCAAGACCGGGAGGGTCAATGTCGAGGAGAAGGAGAACTTCCTTATGAAAGCGGGCCATTACCTTGAGGACGCCATCAGCCATTTCTGCGCCGACGACGCCGGGCTTGACATCGTGAAGAGCAGCGCCGCGGAGTTCGTGGTCATCGACAAGGACAAGCCTTTCCTCCGGGTCTCCCCCGACCGATACGCGTATCCAAAAGGAGTCAAGCACACGGCGGACAACAAGGTCATAATCGAGTGCAAGAGCACGCAGAAACCGGTTGACCCCGACAATCTCTCCAAATACTGGTTTTGCCAGGTCTCCTATCAGTTGCACGTCACCAAGATACCCATGGCGTATATCGCGTGGCTGACACAGGGGAGGGACTTCGGTTGCAAGCCCATCTACCACGACCCCGATTTCTGCCAATTCATAGCGGAGGAGGTGGAGCGTTTCTGGACCGATTGTGTGATCGGGGGGAAGGAACCTGCACTGTCGACTATCCAGGATGTCATAATCAAGTTCCCGAGGCATGAGGAGGGCAAGACGGTTTACGCCACCGATGACCTCGTGAGCCTTTGGGGTGAGCTCAAGGACACCAACGCCGAGATCAAGAGGCTCGACGCTCATAAGACCGAGATAGAGGAGGCGATGAAAGCGGCGATGCTCGACGCCGAGCGTCTTGCCATCAGGGCTGACAACGACAACCCGGAGCGGGTGATAGCCACATGGAAGGCGGGCAAGGACTCGCGGAAATTCGACGTTGACAAGTTCAAGGCCGAGCAGCCGGAAATATACGCCAAGTACCTCAAGGACGTGTCGGGGACAAGAAGATTCACACTCAAATAACACAAAAATCACATTATGAGAAGTTACAACCAGATCATTTTCAAAGGTCTCATCGGGAAGGACGCCCGCATAGGGCAGGCCGGTGGGAGAAAGGTGGCCAATCTCACGGTCGCCACGGAATACGGTACTAAAAAGCAGGACGGCACATGGGACAACGAGACCACGTGGCTGAACGTCGTCGCTTGGGAGGGGCACGGCGTGTGCCCCCTCGAGCAGCTGCTGAAGGGCCGGAGGGTGGCCGGAAGCGGCCGTGTACGGGTCAGGAAGTTCACCACCCAGCAGGGCGAGGAGCGGGAGGTCACGGAGGTGGTCGCATCCGACCTTGACATCGTGGCCGACACGCCGCGGGAGAACGCCAAGAAACCGTCCCAGACGGCGCCGGCGAACCAGTATGATAATTCATATACCCCCGAGGGGGACTTGCCGTTCTGAAACGCCTATCGTTATGAAAACAGTCAATAACAACCCCAATCCGGGAAGCTCTGTGAGCCAGACGAGGAGAATTCTCGCCTACATGCGCGAGGGCAACGAGATAACGCCGGGTGAGGCCCGGAGGCTGTTCGGGTGCGACAGGCTCGGGGCGAGGATAATGGACATCGAGAGGCTGGTCGGTTACAAGCCGCCCCGCAGGATGGTGGAGGTCACCGGGCATGACGCCGACGGCAGGCCCGTTAGGAAAAGGGTGATGAGCTATCATCTTGAGAAGGAGTCATGAGTTTGGCGATGCCCCGTCCGAGTGGCGGGGCTTAATCCTTTATTTAGTTATGGGAAAAGACGCTTTTTGGTTCAGACATGACAGTAACGCTAAGGATGACCCCAAGTGCGTCCTGCTGATAGACCAGCTCGGTCTTGAGGGCTACGGCATCTATTGGGTACTGGTCGAGTTGTTGCGCGAGCAGCCCGATTACACCTACCCGTTGGCTATGGTCCCCCCGGTGGCGAGACGCTACGGGACTACCGCCGAGAAGATGCTCACGGTCATCAAAAGCTTCGGGCTTTTCGAGATAAAGGACGATATGTTCTTCTTCTCACGCAGCCTTGTGGAACGCATGACAGAGTATAATACCGTGAGACAGAGGAGGATAGAAGCCGGAAGACTTGGTGGCAAAGCTAAAGCAATGCTAAAGCAAAGCTCTGGCAATGCTAAAGCAAAGCTAAAGCAAAGCCAAAGCGACGCTCTGGCAAATCCTGCCTATAGTATAGGAAAGGAATATAATATAATAAATAATATAGATAATAGTTCTTCATTACATTCAGAACTATCTCCGACTCTTCCCGAGCCGGAGCCCCAACCAAGTCCCGTTGGCACGAAAATCTTGTCGAGAAGGAATTGCCAGCAAGTGGTAGATTTCTGGAACAGTACGATAGACGCTTCAGGCTCCACGCTCCCGAAAGTGCAATCGCTCTCCGACGCGCGTTGCGACAAGATACGCATACGCTGGGGGGAGTTCGCGAGGTTGGGCGACCCCGTGGAGGTCTGCCGGAGCCTTTTCAAGAAGGCCGCCCGGAGCAAGTTCCTGCAAGGGGACAACGGGAAGGGATGGAAAGCGTCCTTTGACTGGCTCATGACCAACGGGAAGAACTGGGTGAAGGTCATCGAGGGGAACTTCGACGACGCTGGCCCCGGGAGCGCGCCAAAGAGCAAGGGGGAGAGGATGTGGGAGAACGTGAGGAAAAACCTTGAGGTCCTTCCTTTCAACGAGGACGGGACAGTCAACATCTGACGATATGGAAAACAACAACAATAATTCTTTGACAACGGCCGGTGCGGACATTATCCCGACCGTAAACACGAAAAAGGGGCTTATAGCCGTGCGGGAGGCGTGGCCGGAGTTCAGGAACTGCAACGGGGCGGAGCGGTCGAACAGGCTCTATCTTGATATCCAGTACGCCGCGATGATGGACGGGCAGGACATCCCGAAGGAGTCGCTGGTCTTGATGGCGAGGGAGGTCGGGGTGGCGATGATGGACGGCCCTGCGTCCGGCCTGACCTACCCCGAGATAAGGACGGCCATACGCCGGGGGGCGGCCGGCGAGTACGGCGACTGGTACAGGCTCAATGTCCGCACCGTCATGGCGTGGCTTAACTCGTTCATCGAGGACAACAAGGCCACCTACCGGGAGATCCAACGGATGAGGGACAAGGAGAGGGTGGCCTCGATGGGCGAGTGGTACCTTGAGAAAGTGAGGGCGCACGCCGAGGAGATGCTGCGGAGGCGCGGGGACAAAAGCGACAATGTTTAATATGGGTAAATACTATGACCAGAGATGCCCTGACTGCGACGGGTGCGGATGGCTCCGGGAGGGTAGGTACGTTGACGGGCGGCCTTATGAGTGCTGCGGGTGGTACGGTTACATCTTGCACGAGTCCGTCATGGACACCTGCGAGGGATTCATGGCCCCCGAGAGCGTGTCCCGTTTCATGAGCCAGGGTGACAAGAAAGACAAAAGGAGGAATAAACATGAGTGAGAAAGTTACCACAGGGGACGTGGAGGTCAACTGCCTGTTTATGATGAGCCAGGCTATGGACTTGATGCTCCGCGACGTTGACTTGAGGATGAGGCAGATGGCGGCGAGGGAAGGAAAGTCGGGAGGCTTCCGGCACGAGAAGAAAATGCTGTTCAGGAAGTACGCCGAGGCGGTCAGGGCCGCTTGCGTGATGTCCGAGATGCTTAACGCCGATATAGTGGCGATTGAGGAGAAAAAGGGGTTCCGCGACTATGACCTCTGGCTGAGGGAGAGCAACGAGCTGGCGAGGCTGATACTGCTGTACGCCGACAAGTCCTCTGAGGACGGGGCGACCGAGGCGATATTCGGCTATCTCAACTCGTTCAAGGGGGCCGGGGTCGTTTCGGAGGATGACTTGCAGAGGTTTTTTCTCAAATAATTTTTATTTTTTATGAAAATAAATTATATTTATCGCGGCTTTGATATAATAAAATTACATTATGCGTGACACGATGGATGATATAGCCGTGAGGGGCGCCGCGATGGTTCAGCCGGAGGAGGCGTATGAGGGGTTCATACCCGACACGCTGTTCCCGTCTTCAAACGACTGGGAGGTTCCTGACCTGGATATATCCATGCAAGCTCAGGAGGTAGCGATTCCGTTCCTTATTTTCGGGGAGCAGGCCCGCACGTTTGATATGAGGGGCAACGGCACGCTCCACTTCTACACCGATGATTACCGCTTCCAGTCAGTTTATGAGCACCCGGAGAAGATACTCCAGCACCACCCGAGGAATATCGTCGAGCCTAACTTCTCCCTTTACCTGGACATGGCCCCCGCTTTCGGGCTTCAGGCCGTCTATAAGAAAAGGGTCGTGGCGAGGATGATGCAAGACCGGGGCATAAGGGTGTTCGTTGACTTGAACGTGGCCCAGAAATTCATAAAGCTGAACCTTATCGGGGTTCCGAGAGGGTGGCGGAGTTTCTGCACACGGGGGTACACCGACAGGCTTCCCCAGTTGGAGCTTGAGTACAGGATAGCGGAGGCGAGCGCGTCGATAGCCGAGCGCAAGCCCCTGTTTGTCGTTTACGGGGGCGGGGCGAAATGCCGTGATTTCTGTAAGGAAGTCGGTGGTGTTTATATCACCCCCAATATAGTTCTGAAAAACAAGGAGAAGGCGTTTGAGCAACTGATGAGAGACAATGTAATAGCCTTCTCCGACAGCGATTACAGTATGGCCGCCCTGGAGGAAGGCAAGACCTCCGTCCGGCTCGGCCAAGCAGAGGATTACACAAAAAATCAAATATCAAATTAAGATGGCGAAAAGTTCAGGTAGCACACGCGTAAGTGCGAGCAATAATCCGAGAGGAATCACTAACAGCAACAGGACTTTTAACGGATGGACATTCGGGACGGAAAGTTTCGGTTCGATGGCTGTGAGAAAAAGTGGGAAAGACGCAGACGAGATTTATAGTGCATTAAGCACATCAGTGGAGCAAGCGGTAGAGAGCAAGGTGGGGGATGTCCGTTCCGGTGGAGGTTTTACAGGCCCATCCGATAATAGGGAATACACTATCATTTTCCGGGAAGGGACAACATTCAGACAAGCGGAAAACTATCTGAAAGAGATGAAAACCGGCTCAAGGCTTTTTGCCGAGCGGGCTAATGCGTATAGAAACGGCACTGACTCCGAGTATGCCGAAGCGGATAGGAAATACATGGACTGGTTTAATAAAACCTACAGGAGATAAGAGAGGGCAAAGCTATGGCAAAGGCATCAGGTGGGACAAGGGGGAGCAATCCCCGGTCAATGTACGGAAGCAGCAACGCTCCCGTAGATAACGGGATGACACCTGCACAATTCCAATCCCGCTTCGTGGATACTATCGCCAATGGCGAATACCCTGCCGGATGGAGCGACCTTGATGATGCCAGCCGCGAGCTCGCTTTAATGGAAGCCGGATTCTCCGGATGGGCTGATAACGGAGCGGAGACAATTGTCTTCGAGGATAGCAAAGAGTCGATCCTATCCGCCGCACGCGATGCTATAATCAATGATTTTACTTTTGGAGAAGGGTCTAATAATGACACTAATATCACGGTAGCCTATAAAGATGGGACAATCAAGCAAATAGGAGCGCTCGGCAGCGAAATTGAACTTATCCGCCCCTTATCGAGTAATCAAAGCGCATCTACCCAGAGCCGTATCGCTATGCAATCTCTCCGCACAAAAGATATCGCTTTCGTGACCCATAATGATTCATGGCGCGAGACTGCATGGATAGCAAAAGGAGGCGAAGCCCAATTTATCCGATATACCGGCTATGAGAAATGGACTAATGGCCGTGGGACAAAGCGCCGTGACTATATACAGGATGACTGGATTTAACGGGATATGGCTTTCAACAGGAGAATAGGATATGTCATCGGGATTGATCCTGATATATCTCGCTCAGGTTTGGCGTGTATAGACCGCAACCGCCGTTCCCTTGAGACGGCATATCTGACGTTTCCTGAGACCCTTGAGTGGGTGAAAAATAAATATACCGACTGGGCGGAGAAACTCCGAGAGAACGCCCCAAACTCATTCATGGTTTATGTCGAGGCCGGATGGATGAACAAGGGCAACTGGCATGTAACAGAAAGCCCAAACGGGCATTTCAGCCCCAGCGCTTGGGCGGCGGCGGTCGGAAAGTCTGACGGAGAGTGCTCGGCAGTCAGTAAGAAACTGATTGAGTGTTTCGAGTATTACAATATCCCCGTGACACCTATCAAGCCCCTGCGGAAATGCTGGAAGGGGCCAGATCGGAAAATCACACACGAAGAATTGAAGAAAGAATTAGAAATATACAAAGTTCAACACAGCCTCAAAGGGCGTTCTAACCAGGAGGTTCGCGACGCGTGCTTAATATCGTTGGTGAATCTATGACGACAAAATTCGACATAGGCGATAAGGTATACTCAAGGCAGCCGGCCGGGGAGTTCGGTTGGGTGGAAAAGATAATCATAGACAAAAGAAATATAACCTACGTAGTTAGGTACCCAGATAAAGAACTGCATTATAAGGTAGAAACATCATTAAAGAAAGAATATTATGGCTAAAGGTTCGGGAACAACAAGGGCTTCGGGTTCAAGGAATCCGCAAGGAATTAGTAATCAGGTGAATAGGGGGGGGGTGGAATGGAGAGGAAGCAATGGCATTTATTCCACTAACACAGAATATGGTCGAGCAGGAGTAAGCTATTTCCCATTAGATGATGAATATAATGTCATAGTTAATGGGAGGATGTATGAAGATAGCTCAAGTAAAGACTTATCAACTGCGCAAAAAAACGCTATTCAAATATTGGCTACTGATGGAATGGTTGAACACATGAGGTATATGGATGCCTTCGATGTTAGAGGCACTTGGGTACAAATGTCAAAGACAGAATATGGTAACAAAGCAATCCGCGTTGCAATGGCATCTCCGAGTACGTCAGATTATCAAATTCAGAATAGAGAATTAACGAAAATCTCGGATTTCTTAAACAAACTTGGAGTTGAAACGAGGTATTTTGTTGATAATGTCCGTGGACAGCGGATAGGTTACATCGAATATTTGAAAAAGAAATAACAGCGACAAAAACGACAATCTTAATAAAGGGAAATCAACGTCTGGGGCAGGATATTAGGTAATAGATGGAAAATAACAGAATCATAGAAGAGCGGGAGTTCAAGTCTTTCTTCAAGCAGGTATTGGTATGCGAGGACGTTTACGGGCATTGGCTGTACTGGAAGCAGAACCTGAACGCCAACCCGGATGACTGTTGCAATCTGCGGGTGGTGTACAAAGAGAATCCAATCCTAAAAAGAAAGTAGTTATGGCAAAAGGAAACGGGGGAACGAGAAATAGCATAGGCGCAAGAGTCCAACTCCCCTCTTATGCTACTGGGCCATATATGACTCAGTTAGGATTCTCAAGCATGAGGCCGATTCTCCAATCATTAGGGAATGATGAGGACAGTATCGCTGAAGCGAGGCGGTTATTGAATTTACATTCTGAAGGCGGAGCGGGACAGGATAACGCTGACAACCGCTTATATGAGTTAATCAATGATAAGAACTCCCCGGTAGGGAAAGCTTTGCGAGGATATGCCCTAATAAATGAGACGCAATTCCGTGGAGCGATGCAAAGCAGGAAAGCCCAAGGCGAAGAGGATGACATTACCGTGTATAGAGGGGGGAATAGGAAAAATACCGAAGCTTGGACGACTAACCGAGATGGGGCAGATGTCGGTTCGGGCATAAGGATAGGCATAGACCACCGAAGTACAATAAAGGAAATGCTTAAGACACACTATCTCGTTGGTGGCATTTCCCAGATGGTCGGAGCTCCCGGAGAATCAGAAATATTATTTATCAAGAAACGAAAATAAACCATGGCATTTGAAGTAAAGAACCTCCGACTGCACGAGTTGGAACTGAACGAGGGGCAGATGTACGGCCTGCCCAAGAATCCCCGCTGGATTCGTGACGCACGCTACGAGGCGTTGAAGAAAAGCATTGAGGACGCTCCTGAGATGCTCGGGCTCCGTGAACTCCTTGTCTATCCTTTGGATGATGTCGAAGGGCACAAGGGGAAGTACATTATAATCGGAGGAAATATGAGGTACAGGGCGTGCCTTGAGCTTGGCTATCAGGAAGTCCCTTGCAAGGTCATCCCGATAGAGACACCAGTCAAGAAGCTCCGTGAGTATGTTATCAAGGACAACGAGGGCTTCGGCCAGAACGACTGGGAGCTCTTGTCCTCCGAGTGGGAGACCGAAGAACTCCAGGGATGGGGCATGGAACTCGACTATGTGGCTCCGGGAGAGGGAGACAACTGGGACGACATGGACGACCCTGAAGCCGGGGATAAAAAAGAGGAGCTGACAAAGGATGAGTTACGCGAGCTAATAAACAAGGCATCTGAGGGCAGTATAGTGGACTATAATGAGGACACGAACTATGACCTGACACAGTTGTTCAGGACGAGAGCGGAGAAAGCCTCCGAGATGCTGGCGAAAGCCATAGATAAAAAAGAGATTCGACCGGAGATAGCCGATCTGTGCCGCACGCGTATAGCCCAATGCTCAATCATAAACTTTGACCAGGTCATCAAATATTACCGTTCCGAGGACTCGACCCCGGCGGAGAGGGAATTACTCAAGAGGCTATACCTCGTGTTCATCACCCCGAAAGAGGCCGTGGAGTCAGGCATGCTCAAGATGGTGGCTGAGACAGGAAAGATATTCGACGAAGAGATAGCGTCCGGCTCCGAGGAGCTCGACGATGATGACTTGATGGAAGGATAAGCCATGAGAAGAGTGAGGTTCCTTGTCATGAGTGTGGGGCCGTATGAGAATAACGGCACTTGCAAGTATTTCGAGAAGATAGGAGGGATAGCTAATGTGGTCGTTGTCCTTCCCAAGCAATTTGAGGCGAACGCCATAGGCTACCGCAAACACGGAATCGAGGTGTATGTCTATGACGAGTCGAAGTATATCAATGAGGGGTTCGAGTTCTTCGGCTTCAAGCCCCGGAACTGCGGCGGCGTGGGGCGGCAGGGAATCGCGGAGGCGGTGGACACCCTGAATGATGGGAACACTATTTTCTGTGAGGTGGATGACGACACCTCCGGATTCGTAGTGAGGAAACGCTCCGAGGAGAAGCAGTCGGGATGGCGTGCTACGAGCATAAGGAGTTTCGCTTCTCTGGAGAAAATCATCAACCTCCTTGACGAGTTCTACCACTCTACCGGCATCAGGATTCAGGGTAAAACCGGGGCGACGATAACCGGGTTGCCTGATTATTTCTTCGCCAACAGGAAGATATTCAATAACTTCATCATGAGCCCCGATGATGAGTGGCGCGGGGAAGGCTTCAAGGCCCTCTGCTCCGACGATGTGCGTTACAACCTTTGCAAGAGCCTCAATGACTGCGTTCCGCTCACGTCCATCCATCTCGTCGCGATAAGTTTCACCCAGAACCAAGGTGACCGGAAGGACGGAAATGCCCCGCTCTACAACAAGGACTGCTCATGGAAGAAGTCAATGGCGAACAGGATGTACAACCCGTTGTTTGCGGTGCAGTATATCGCCAAGGAGAAGAACAGAATCCTGTTCCGCGAGACGATGAACTACGGCAAGATGTACCCGCCGATCATGCTCTCTGACAAGGACGGGAATATCGTGGCGCGCTTGAAAATCAATTAATGAGGTTGGCGGTATGGCTCGGAAATATAATTGGATAGTAGTCGGCAGCGGACTTTTCGGGGCGGTGTTCGCGCATTATGCCATAGAAGCCGGAAAGAACGTCCTGGTTATCGACCGGAGGGACAAGACGGGTGGTAATATACATTGCGAACAGTTTAACGGTGTGACGGTCCATTCTTACGGTGCACATATCTTCCACACTGACAAGAAAGAGGTATGGGATTTCGTCAATGAGAGGTGCCCGCTTACTCCGATAGTCCATAGCCCCGTGGCGGTGACGGAGGACGGCCGCGCCTTCCCGATGCCGTTCAACATGTACACCTTCTCCGCCATGTGGCCCGATGTGTCCACCCCCGCGCAAGCGAGGGAGAGGATAGCGGAGCAGACGAGGGAATGGGAGGGGAAGACTCCCGCCAACCTTGAGGAGAAAGCGTTGTCATTGGTCGGCGAAGACATCTATGAAACACTCATAAAAGGCTATACAGAGAAGCAATGGGGAAGGCCTTGCGACACCCTCCCTCCGGCCATTATAGAACGTCTGCCGTTAAGATTCACTTACGATAATAGTTACTTTAAGGACAAGTATGTCGGTGTCCCTCGTGACGGTTATAATGCCCTTATTGACAACCTCCTCGATGGAGCGGATATAAGGCTCGGAGTTGACTACCTCAAATGCCGTGAGGAATTTGCGGGGATAGCTGACAATATCCTTTTTACGGGGTGTATAGACGAGTTTTTCGGGCATGCCCTTGGCAAGCTCGATTACCGTTCTCTGAGGTTTGAGACAAAAATTCTTCCGATAGAAGAGTCCCAAGGTTGTACGGTAGTTAATTACACGGGGAAGAATGTCCCATATACCAGAATAATAGAACATAATGCCTTTGCCCCCGACAAGTACTATGAAGAAATCGTAGTGAGTCGTGAGTATCCGGCAGACTATTCAGGTGGGGCAGAACCTTATTACCCTATTATAGACTCAAAAAATAAAGAACTATATAAGGCATATAAGGGCCTTGCTGCCACTTATCCTAAAGTCCATTTCGGAGGGCGTCTTGGGATGTTCGAGTATATGGACATGGACGATGCCATTATTGCTGCACGGAAGATGGCTGACGATTTGATCTAAATTAACCTATAATGAAAAGACCAAGCTTAAAAAAATTCAAGGAGGTTGCCGAAGCCTGCGGGGGTACCGTGGGGAAGATGGCGACCGCGTTGGGGGTTTATCGGCAAACCGTCTATAAATGGTGCGCCGCCGAGCCCGAGTTCCAGGCGATAATAGACGAGTACAGGGGAAGACTCCTTGACGAGTGCCTGAAAAGCGCGAGGGCGGTGTCAATCGGCATCCCCAAGCTGGATGAGAAGAAGCGTATCATCGGCTGGATAGAGAGGCCGGACGGCTACATGCTCCGTTACCTCATCAGCACCCTCGGGCGCAAGGAGGGCTTCGGGGAGGCTATGGACGTGACCAGCAAAGGGGAGAGCATCAAGCCCGACCCGGTGGTCATCGAGGTCATTGACAGCAGGGACAAGGTAGATAGCGGCCCCGCGGCCGGGGAGGAGGAGTAGCGGCATGGATAAGGTCACACACGCCCATGTCCGCGGTGCGGTGATGATTTGCGGATATGACTTCGACTGCATAATGGGCAGCCATGTGAGGACAAGGCTGTACTCGGACATACGGGCTATAGTATGGGCTATTTGCGCCTCGGAGACCGGCGACAAGCCCAAGGCGATAGCCGACTGGTTCGGGCGCGACCGCTCCACGGTGGCTTGCGCGATAATGAAAGCCAACGGACTGCGTGGCTACGACAAGGGGTTCACGGACCTTTATGACGCCATTTACGGATATTACATGACATTGGAGTCAAGCACGGATGGAATTGAGGAATATGACGCTCCAGCAACTCAAGAGGTTGTGGAGGGAGAGGCGTGACGAGCTTCTCATGATAAAGAGGGAGATCGACAGGAGGGAGGGCGACGAGGTCCCGACCGCCAACGTCGATTTCGAGAGTTATGTCACAAAATAAAGACCGGGAGAGTATGAGAATAGATTTGGGTATGGGCTGCCTGAGCGCGACAGGGATAGTCCTTATAATCTTACGGGCTTCCAGGCTCATAACGTGGAGCTGGTGGTGGGTCACCGCCCCGTTCTGGGCCCCCCTCGCGTTCTGGCTCATCGTCTTGGCGTTCGGGATTATTGTCCTGAAGGCCAAGGGGAGGAAGGCGAAACGGGGAGAAGGCCGGTAGGATGCCGAAAATCCAGACAACGAAGGTGTATTACGAGCTTGACAAGGCCGTCAAGTCCGGCTATTCCACCGTGTCCGAGCAGGGAAGCTCCCGCTGTTTCGCCCCTGGTACGATGATTCGGATGTGGGACGGGAGATTGAAACAAGTACAGGACATGAAGCCTGGTGACAGAGTTATGAATATCACCGGCGATGGATATAACACTGTCACGGAAGTCCATAGCGGCATTGACATGATGTACCGAGTACATCAGTCGCGTGGTATTGACTATGTCGTCAATTCCAAGCATATCCTGTCATTACGCCAGACAAGGGCTAAGCAGCACAAGGTGGCTATACCTGGCTTCAAGAGCGCTGAAAAAAGGAGACTGGAATTATTGCCGTATGATCGGACTGTCATCCATGATTTCCCGGTGGAGTTCTATCTCGCGCAAAGTGAGAATTTCCGGAAACGTTACACGTGTTTCAAAAAAACCATGATACAGCTCCCGGAGGTAGAAGTCCCGGTCGACCCATATTATTTTGGGTTATGGATAGGTGACGGCTCTTCCAAGCAATACTATTGCCTTGCTAATATTGACAAGGAAGTGCTGGATTATTTCTATTCATACGCGCTTGAGTTGGGCACATACGCATACCCTATTGATGATGTGACGCACAAGATTAAGGTAAGCCAAAAACGGCTTTGCCTCCCCGTGAATGAGAAGGTCGGTGCGATAAAAAACTATTTCTACCGCAATAATCTCATTAACAACAAGTATATCCCGGATGACTTTATCTATACCTCTTATGAGAATAGGCTCAAATTCCTCGCCGGGCTGATCGACACGGACGGCTATAAGACAAAGCGGAACACCCTGAGCATAACGCAAAAGAACAGGCGTGTGCTTGAGGCCGTTGTCGAGATATGCAGGCTCTCGGGGTTCTACACAAATGGGATCACGGAGAAGATAGCGAAGATGAGACGGGCTGACGGCTCGGTATATCAGTGCAAGGTCTATATAGTGGAGATCAACCATAACAATTTCATAGACCTTAACCGCTACATCCGTTGCGCGAGGAAAAGGGTCGAGGGGAAGAGTTGCGACAGGGATTATTTTACCAGCTCTATAAAGGTGGAGCCGGAGGGACTTGGTGAGTATTTCGGTTTCACGCTCGACAATTCCCCTTACTTCCTTCTTGAGGACGGCACCGTTTGCCATAACAGCGGCAAGACCCGCAACACGGTGATATGGCTGTGCGTTTTCCTCATGAACCACCCGGGGCTCCGGCTCTCGGTGGTGAGGAAGACCCTGACCGCCCTCCGCGGCTCGGTGCTTTACGACTTCAAGGAGGTGCTTGTGCAGATGGGCCTGTGGGAGTGGCGCCCTAAGGCGTACAACAAGTCGGAGTTCACCTTCACTTTCCCGAACGGGAGCTGGATAGAGTTCTTCTCGACCGACGACGAGCAGAAACTGAGGGGAAGGAAACGGGACATCTGCTATGTGAACGAGGCCAACGAGCTGTCCGCCCTCGAGTGGCAACAGCTCAAGATGCGTACCTCGTTGTTCACGATCGCCGACTACAACCCCTCCTTCTCCGATGAGCATTGGCTCTGCCAGGTCAACGCCGACCCCAGGACATACCACTTCATCACCACGTACAAGGACAACCCTTTCCTCGAGCAGACCATCATCGACGAGATAGAGAGCCTGAAGCACAAGAACAAGTCCTTGTGGCAGGTCTATGGGCTCGGTATGCAAGCGGTCATCGAGGGGCTTATCTTCACTAACGTGGAGATTATCGACGAGATACCCGACGTGGCGAGGAGAAGGCGGTGGAGGGGTTGCGACTGGGGTTACAGCCTCGACCCCACGGCCATCGAGGATGTATACTATCACGATGGCGCTATCTATGTGGATGAGATATGCTATAGGACAGGGATGTTGGCTTCCGATATTATAAGTGTCCTGAAAGAGAATGACGGGGCCGTGGAGACTATCTGTGACTCGGCCGACCCCCGCCTCATCCAGGAGGTCTACCGCGGCGGCTGTAACGTGAAGCCCGTGACCAAGTACCCCGGCTCCGTGCTGGCGGGGATCACGAAGATGCAGGAACTTCGGATTTTCGTGACCAAGAGGAGCGCCAATGTCATCAAGGAGTTCAAGAACTACGTGTGGGCGCAGGACAAGGAGGGGAAATGGCTACAGCAGCCGGCGGCCGGGGCGGGAGACCACTCGCTGGACGGAATCCGGTATGTGGTGAGCGAGAAGATACTGGGCGGCAGGCCGAAGCCCGTTAACATGACAAGGCTGGCGAATATCGCCTATTGATTTTGATTTGTTCAACCTTTTTAACCTAAAGAGAAAATGATAAATATTGATGAGTTGATAAGCTCGGCCATAAACAATGGGGAGGATATAACCGGGCAACTTAGACAGAAATCTATCGACATCCCGTCATGGGAGAAGCTCAGGAAAGAGTATGACCCTGAACTGCACCCGGTGATGGACAAGGCGCAATATCCCGACATAGTGAAGTATGAGGAGCGGCCGTCCACAACCGAGTTCGATGAGTTCAACAACCCAAAGATGGTCAAGGTTCCGGTGGGGCTACCCGAGAAAGTGAGCCGGGTCACATACGCCTTGCAAGACCTCGCCGTCAAGAGGACGACTGAGCTGTGTTTCGGCATACCTGTAAAGAGGGTATATTCCCCGGAGAATGACAGGCAGGCACAGGTGGCCGGATATATCGAGAACATTTTCAAGAGGGCACACATCGACACCGTGAACATCGAGCGCGGGAGGAGGCTTTTCGCGTCTTGCGAGATCATGACACTGTGGTACGCCGTCCGTGAGGAGAACGCCCTCTACGGCTTCAACAGCAAGCTCAAGTTGCGGTGTGTCACCTACTCCCCGATGCAAGGCGACAGCCTCTACCCCCTCTTTGACGAGTTCGGCGACCTTGTGGCCCTTTCCGTCGCTTACGAGCGCAAGGTGGAGGACAACAAGGTCACCTTCTTCGACACCTACACGGCCACCAAGCACCTCCAGTGGAGCAACAGGGACGGGAACTCCGTCTCGCTCGTGAAGAACGAGGACATAGAGATAGGCAAGATCCCCGCCGTGTACATGTACCGTCCGACCCCCGTGTGGGAAAACACGTCATGGATGGTGTATGAGATGGAGTGGGCTGTCAGCCGCAACGGGAACTACCTCCGGAAGAACAGCCGCCCTATCCTCGCCGCCTACATGGACGAGGCGGTGCAGTTCGGCCAGTCCCCGGGAACCGACTCCGCTTTCCGGGATATTTTCCAATGCCCGAAGGGGTCAAGCCTCCAGTACGTCACATGGAACCAGGCCATCGACAACCTCAAATACTATGTCAACGAGCTCCGGCAGATGTTCTTCACCCAGCTCCAGCTCCCCGATTGGAGCTATGAGAACATGAAGACCTCCCCCATGAGCGGTGAGGCCCGCAAGCAGCTGTTCATCGACTGCCACCTGAAGGTCAAGGATGAGAGCGGCCGTTGGCTGGAGTTCTTCGACAGGGAGGTTAATGTCGTGAAGGCGTGGCTCAAGAGGATGCTCCCTGACGAGTGGGCAAGTGATATCGACACGCTGAAGGTGGAGAACGTCATCACCCCGTTCACCATAACGAGCGAGGCCGACAACGTGAATCTCCTCATCAACGCCACGGGAGGCAAGCAGCTGATGTCGCAGAGCACGGCCATCGAGAAACTCGGCATGGTTGACGACGCTCCCGGAGAATTGGCGAAGATACAGGCCGAGGCGGTGCAAGACCTCCTCTCCGAGCCTACCGTGTGATAAAGGAACGCTGATATGATATATAACCCCAAGCCGTTCGAGAGGCTTTTGTCCAGGTACCTGCTCCGCCAGTCCGCGGAGATAGACAGGCTGATTGACGACTATTTAAGGCAGGCTGTCCTCCAGGCGGTGAGGTCGAACCCCTCACCGTCCGGGGACTTCCGTTTCCGTGACTTCCCCGCCCTGTCGAGGGCCGTCGATGATATTCTCCGGCGTATGTCCGAGAGGGTGACGGACACGATACAGGTAGGGGCGGAATGGGCGTGGGACCTCGCCGACATGAAGAACGACGACATGGTGGCCTCTATCCTCAAGGTGATAGGGGCCTCCCGTGTCCCGGCTGAAGCCTTGAGGCGTTGGGGGCAGAAGAACCTCCCGGCGCTCGCCGCCTTCCAGCGGAGAAAGATAGGGGGCATGAACCTCTCCGACAAGGTATGGGCGTACAGCCGCGGGGTGAAGGGCGACCTTGAGCTCGCCCTTGACCTCGGCATCGGGGAGGGGAAGTCAGCCGACGGCCTCTCCCGGGCGGTCAGGGGATTCCTCCGCGAGCCGGACAGGCTCTACCGGCGGGTCCGTAATGACAAGGGAGTCCTGCACCTGTCACGGGCGGCCTCCAACTACCACCCCGGGCAAGGCGTGTACCGCTCAAGCTACAAGAACGCGCACAGGCTGGCGGCCACGGAGACGAACATGGCTTACCGGACGGCTGACCATGAGAGGGTGAGCCGGCTTGATTTCGTCCTTGGGATAGAGATCCACCTCTCGAACAACCACACGAGGTTGAACGCCAAGGGAGTCCCGGAGCCGTTCTTCGACATCTGCGACGAGCTACAGGGACGATACCCGAAGGACTTTATCTTCAAGGGATTTCACCCTTTGTGCCGCTGTTATACCACCACCATACTCCCGGACAAGGACGAGTTCTTCAAGTACCTTGACGCTATGGACGAGAACGGGGTGTCGTCTTACCGCTTCGAGAATGAGGTCACGGAGATGCCCCACCAGATAGAGGACTGGCTCCGCGATAACGAGTACCGTGTCATCAGGGCGAAGTCGCTGCCGTACTGGATAAAAGATAACCCGGAATATATTAGTTTGGAGGGAGGGGCGGAAAGGGAAGGGTGAGAAATCTGGATACGGGATGAGCCGCAAAGCTTTCAAGTTCGCTTCAGATATCTATAAAGGCGATTGTCATGGGAAAACAGATTATCCCATAGAATAGAAAGAAAAGGGTGTTCACTTTTTTAGTTAGAACACCCTTTTCGGGTGGGTAACAACGCGCCCGTAATGTGATTTTTTCATAATGTGATTTTGGTAGGGGTACTTATTTACAACCGGACTGTCAGGCGGAGGCGGCCTGTCCGCCAATCATCAAGACATCCTTCATGACATCGAGCAGGGCGTCCTTGTTTCTCGCCGAGCTGTCAAGCAGGTTCTCGAGATGCCGCTCCACCACGTTCCCGTCAGAGCCGATGCCCCCGAGGAGCCTAACGGCCTCGGCGACCGCCTCGTCAATACTGAATATGACTTTCAGGAAGTCCTCGACCGTGAAAGCGGTTCCTTGCCCTTTGGCGGCGTATTCCGGCTTCGGGAAAGGGATTACACCATTAGGGATTTTGACTTCCTTAGGGGACGTTTTAGGCGGCATCCCGACCTTCCTCCCTGCCATGCCGGGCTTCGCGGTGATGGCCGGGATCACCTCACGGCTTATCCAGTTGTAGATGAGGTCTCCCTTGCTTGACTTGCTGTTCAGCAACGCGTCGCGCATCCCCCGGATAGTGAGGAACAACGGTTTGCATCCTTTGCGGCCGACAGGCAGATAAGCGATGTCCTCCGGCTCGAATCTCTCAGAGGTCTTGAAATGGGTGGCGAGGCCGAGCGCCCTGCTCAGGTCTTTGGCCATGAATAATGGGTTCTCCGGCGTCCCCGCCGTCCTCACGCTCCCGAACTGCGGGCTCGTGAATGTTCTGGTTTTTGTTCGCATCTTGTTAGCTATTATTTTGATGCCTCGGGCATAGGAAAGCGGCTGCCCGTTTATGCGCTGCTAACAAGATGCAATTCTCCCGAGGAGCTTTATCTTACGCATAAGGGGCAACCGCAACCTTCTCGTATATATATGCAAAGTCAGGGGTATAAAAAAACCCAATCCTTGCGGAATGAGCTACTGACCGGAGCCCGTCGGGAATGAATTACATTCTTGTTAGCAATGGCAAATATAAATATTATTTCTTAATCTAAAAATTTTCTCCGATAAAATTTAACAAACTCCGTAAGGCTTCCTGTTGTCCCATGAGTGTGTAATGCCTCGGCAAGTCCTCCGGGCTCTGTCCTATGAGCTGGTCATAGACTATGCCGAACCTCCTGCGAATCTCATAGACAAGCTCATCATACTTGTTTGCCTCCGTTTTCCCGCAGTTCTCCGCCATTTTCTTCCTCCGGTAATATAATTTATCATCTTTTGGGAGAAACGCCCTTAGGTGTTGTTTTTCGTTCCCATTTACGAAGAAGAAGGCGTGCCTTCCTACTGTCCTCCGGCCCCGGATTTTTTGACCCGCTTGCGAGGGCAAGGACTTTCAGAAGGCGAACCGCCTTTTTGAAATCATCATTTGACAGACTCACCATCTCTTAACGCTTGCTCATAGCCCGCCATGAAAAACGCCACAAGGACATCGAACCCCACAGGGTCTATCAGCATCTCGCAGGCCTTCAGTGCAATATTATCGCCCATTGTGGCGTGAATTGAGGCGAGTATCGCGGGGAGCGCCTTTTGGAAACTTTTAAGCACCTTCCTCGCCTTATCTTGAACGCCGTTCTCCAACCCGGCCTCGGCGCTCGCCTTCGCGAAAGCGTCCTCTATCCACTTGTCTTTATTCTCCTGTTCCATATCTATCTTTTTTTAATCAAGTGTGTTGTAATAATACTCGGCGGCCTCCCCGGTAAGGTTCTCGCACGCCCAACCATCGGCCTCCTCCCAGAGCTTGTTGTAAAGCTCCGCCATGGGGTTATCCTTATTCGGGTCGTAATGTTGCCAAATCTTGTGGTTGAGAACCATGACGAGCTCCGTTAGGTACTTGTAGTTGTCTTTCCACTCACTGAAAGCCCTGTTGTAAGTGTCACGCACGGCCTTGCCGCCAAACCGCTCGGCTATCGAGAAGTCCCGCCAGAATGTGGTGATAGGAACGTAACCGGTCTCGGCTTGAACGTTCCAAACGGGTATGGGTATCCTTATCTCCATAGCGCATCAGATATGATAATCGACGCAACGGATAAGGGTGTCACCTGGTAGCCCCTCGAGGTACGGCTTGACAGCCCCGAACTCCCAATCCCCTATCTCTTTCCATTCACCGTTTATGAGTATATCGCCCACCACAAGGTCATCAAGGTTGGCTATATCCTTCAAGTAGGCCATGTCAGCCCTTGGTGGCTCCTCATTAAGCACTTTCGCTTTCTGCGCGTCGCTCCATCCCCAGCTGAAATGAAGCGGGGCGAGGGGTTCCACCCCTTCTTTGAGTTGCAGGCCCCCGGCCCATCTGACCCCGACCTCGTACCAGTCCCACTTCGAGTCGGGATTGTAGGATGACCAACTGTACCACTCGCCGTCCTCTCCCTTGCGCCAGGCGTTGTCATTCCATTCCTCCCCTTTGGCTTTATATAAGTCCTCGAAATCTGCCATGCTGAAATGATAGCCGGGGGTATGCTCGTTGTAGTAATCGAGAAAAGTCTCTTTCTCATTCTCGGGCACAAGCCCCTCGTTATATTCAGGGACCTCTCGCCCCTCATAAAAAGGCTCCATGAGCTCACCAAGCTCACCGTCACCTACAACTATTAATAAACTGTGCATGATATTGTTTTATTTGAATTGCCATCTTACCGTCCCGGATTCCCAGACCTCTATGTTATCTATGTTCGCCTCGGCGAGCTCGGCGGCGTTCCTGTTTATCGGGTTGGCCTGGTCGTATGACTTTTTGATCAGTTCCGAGAACCGCTTGCCGCTCATCTCACCCTTGCCCTTGGCGCACTCGCTGTGCGTCTCTATGGCGTATTTCACCGCGTCAAGGTACTTGGGGTATAATATTATTTGCTCCATCTCCCCGCCTCCTTCTCAGCCGTTTTCCTTTCCCTTTCGGGACTTGGAGCCCCGCCTATCTCCTCCTCGGGAATCGAGGGACCTATTTTCTTCTCGATTACTACGAACCTGTCCTCCCCGGGGATTACCGCGAGGCCTCCCCATGTCCCGTGGAGCTGCCCAATGCTGTCGATGAACTCAATAACGCCCTCGCGCCCGACATAAGTATTGTCGTAGGGATCGTCGAGGCGGGTGATCTTTATGGTGTCGCCCACGTGGACACCAAAATCCTTTTCCACCATTTCCTTTGTGAGTCTGATACCGTTTGCCATAATGTGATTTTTAATAATAGGAGGGAGGTCTCCCATCCCTCCCGGTTCAACTATTTGTCCGTTCCCTTCCTTATGTCCGTCGTGAGTATGACCGAGAGGTTGGACTCGGCCTCGTCAAGCTGGGACAGTATCTCGTTTATGAGCCTCACGTCCCCGGCGTTGTTGTCGGGCCTTGACTTCAGGTTGGCCTCCACGCATCTCCTCGTGTCTTGCAGCAAGCCCACGAGGTAGCCGGATGTCTCCGCGTCGGATGAGATTGGGGAAAGGGTCTTCGCCAATTTGTCGGCGTTCTCCGTTGAGATTTTTGATAATAACATAATTTATAAGGTTTAATGAAAAACTGTCTTACACGACGTTTAATATGTATTTGGCGGCCTTCTCCGCTTTGCCAGAGGCCCACACTATCATCTTCGGGTCGTCTTTGAGGACCTTGAGCCAGGACTGGATATAGGCCACGGAGTTTTTGAACGCCCGTTCGTTGTCGAGACCGGCCGAGTTGCAGAGCATCGCCGAGCCGATCTCGGCCACGAGCTCCTCGCGGGAGTAGTCCTTATCCCCGAAGGCGGCGGTCTTGTTGTCTGCCTTGCGGTCGCACCTCCCGGCCGGCATGGTGCTGTGGGTAAGCTCGTGGAAAGTGGTGGAATAGTACTCCTCCGGGATCTCATACTGGGATAGCATCGGGACGACCACCTCATCAAGCGACGGGGAGTAATAAGCCCTGTCGGACGGCTTGTCATTGAAGAACTTGAGGCCCGGCTCCCTGTTGAGATAGCCGTTGATTATCTCCTCGGCCCTGTCGATGGGCCTGATGTCCTCCTTGGGCTCGACCGGTTTGAGCTTGCTCTCGATACCCTCCGTGTCGTCGAGGTGGAATACCTTGTACCAGCGGAGAATCGGGTGCTGTTTCACTCCGTCGGGAGAGTTGGGATCGGGGATAGGGTTTCCGTTCTCGTCTTTGCTGTCCGCCCAGGAGTAGAACACCACGAAGCGGGATTTGGCCCCTTTCTTTACCGTCCCTTTAAGGTCGTGTATCTGGTTCCATGTCAGCCACTCGCCCGGCTTGCCCAGCATTATCTGGTTGAGTAATGAGTAAGCCTTGCGGCTAGTGTAACTTATCGCCATCGCCGAGCCCCCCACCCAAGGTTGCCTCCAAGGAATTATGCCCTGCTTCATCTGTTCTACGATCCGGTCAGTGACCATCTGATATACGTTCGCCATAATGTGATTTTATTTAGTGGGGCGGTCACCCGCCCCGGGTTAAACTATTTATTTTTAGGGGTTAGGACAATCGTGTTAGGGAAAGGACGGTTGCAATAACCTCCGGGGTTCCAACTGTCCGTCACCTCGGCGGTGGCGATGTCCTTTGTGTTATCAATCAGCCATGCCCCCCAGCCGCACCCGTAGAAGGTGTCGAAATCGTTGTGAACCTCAAGGGGTTCGCCTGTGGTGGTGAGGTATTCCCGGATGTCTTCCAATGCATCGTCGTTATCCCTACAAAAAAGGAAATTGTACTTGTGGAATTGGTCTGGCCTGTAAAGGTTAAGGCCGTGCTTCGTTTTTTGTGAATTGCTCATAATGTTATAGTTTTATTATTACAATGCAAATATAATAAAAATTTATTAAAGTGTAAAAAATATTGACAAAATATCAAATAAATTTACATAAAAAAGTGGGAGAACCGTCCGGCTGTCCCACTCCCCCGGGGCGGTAGTGGCCTGAAAGATTTGGCAACATAAGCAAAAGAACCGCCCCTGCGCTGTAATAATAAAACCACCCGGGATTGAGAACGGCTCCGGGCGGGCCGTATGACTATGAGGCCGCCATGCGCTGGATCTCCCTCATGTGGGAGTTGACCATCGCCAGAATCTCGTCATGCCTGTCGGTCGTAGTGTTGCAGGCTCCCCGGCTCTGGATGACCACCCCGGATTTCAACCCGACCTCTATGGTCTCTATCCTCTTGCCGTCCTTGTCCCTCGCCGAGAGGATGAGACTGTCAGGCCGCTTGTAATAGCCGAGCGCGAACACGCAGTGCCTCATCGCCTTCCCCTCCTCCGCGAACTCCTGAATAGTCATCAATGGGCGGATCTCAATTCCTCCGGCGGCGATGAGCAGGGAACGGAAATGGCTTATACGCTCCTCAAATGACTTCTCCAGACGCTCGTCCTCTCGTTTCCGTCTCTCCTCGGCCTCAGCCGCCCGTATCGCCTCACGCTCCTGCCGCCGTCTCTCCGCCTCGGCTTTCTTCCTCTGATATAAATATAATATCCGCGTGTGCATAGCCTCCCAGTCAGACGGAGCCACATAATAGGGGTTCCTCATATCTTTCCGGACATACGCCAGCATTTCCAGATAGTCGAAATAATCCCTCCAATGCTCGGGCTTGAACCCGTGACGGAGGGCGACCTTCACGGAAGGCCAGTACTTCTGGAACTTGGGGTGATAGTCAATGGCGTCCTTCAACTCGGCCGTTTTCCCTTCCTTATAAAGCTTCTCAAGATAAGGGACAGAGTATATTACCCCTAACAGGTCATCGGCGCAGACAAGCCCGAATTTGCCCGACTTAGCCACACTATCATGGTAAGCCTTGAATACCCTGACTCTCGGATAGACCTTCAGCCTCATCCACTCGGTGTAGAAATACGACGGGAATTTGATAGCCAGTATTCCCCACCGGGAATAAGGGATCTCCACCCAGTAGGGCATCATGACGAGAGGGCATCCCATAGTGACGGTCGGCTTTCCCGGCTGGCACCACTTCTGTATGACTTCCTGGAATTGCAGTATCGGGGTCTCGCCTGCTTTGCCCGACCACCTCGCGAGGAAATAGCGGATGACTTGCCACCCCTTATGGACAGTCACTATCTGGAGATACTCATATCCTTTGAATGTCTTTTTGCGGTCTTTGGACACATTGGACGTGAACCCGCAGTGCGGGCAAGTGGCAGGGCCTTCGGCCGCGCCGATCTCAAACTCATGGCCGCACCTCTCACACCACGCCTTCTTTGAGGTGGCGTGTATCTTCCAAGGGATGACCGCCTCACGGACCCATCTGACTTGCGCCGGTGTCAGATAGGGGAGCCGCCTCGACAGCCTCACCACTTCCCTCTCACGCTCATTCCTCGGTCTCATGATATTCCTCCCTCTCGCAACATCTCAACAACTCACGGAAATCAACCCAGCGCATCCAATGGGTATAGTTAACCCGGTTAAGGCCGCCCATCAGCTTGTTAGGCCCGAAATAGCCGTCCAGCTTGGCGTAGTCGAGGTTATACTCCAATAATCTGTCCCCCTCAAAACGGGCCACGACATACAGGCCGTCCTCCTTGGGAACGCCGTTTCTTATATCTCTCCACATCATAGCTTTAGTCATCAAAACTAAACAGGCAATCCTCGGTCTCGTACTTCTTCCTCTGTTCCTCGGCCCTCACCCTCGCTGCCTCGGCCTCCTTCGCCTTGCGCTCTTTCTCCTTCCTCTCCTTCTCCTTGATCTTCCTGACCTCCTCCTCGGTTATCTTATCGAGGGCCTTGCGCTTGGCTTCCTCCTTCTCCTCCTCGGTAAGCTCGACATGGTGGTTGACGATGACCTGTCCGCCGATACCTTTCTTTATCTCGCCGGGGTTCTCCTCATCGTAATAATGGACCGCCATGCCGAATATCTCATCATCGGTGAAACCGGCGCAACCGGACGCTTTGACTTGCGTGAGGATATAGTCAACACACTCATCAAGATTCTTGCTCGGATTGGCATAGGAAAGGGCGAAGTCACCCGATCCCGCCAACTTATCGAGGTAAGCTTTTATCGTCTCTTTGAATTTTTCAGTACCTTTCTGTGCCATGGTTATTGCTTTTTGACGTGGATATAAAACGGGCCTTTGGCTATGTCAAGGAGTTTCGGAGCGAACCGCTCCACAATCTCTTTATTCTCCAAATCAAGGGCCTTGAAAGAATAGTCGAGCATCTCAAGCAACACCTTCTCGAACTCGTCGTTGCGCTTCACGATGACCTCCTCCTGAGGCTCCTCCGGCTCCGGGTCAGGAATCTCCCGCAGGTTCTCACGGAGGAATACCTTGTGCCAAGTGTACTTCCCATTGTTGTCATTATACCGCAAGTCCCGGCAGGAATAACAGCGGAGAGTGCCGGCTGAACAATTTATGACATAGCAATAGTCTATGTCAGAGTGCAAGCCCATAGACACCTCGTACTCGTCATCATCCAGCCCGGCCTTGTTTTTCACGAGGTCGTTGGCGAATCTCCATGCGCCGTGTTGGCGGAATTGCCAGTCATGGAACTGGGACAGATATTTCTTCAGGTCACTTCCCACACCTTCCGGATAGCCGTCGTGGTGGTGATAAAGGTAGATACGCCTGTCCCAGCGGTCCTTGATGATAATATTGCAGCGTGTGCTCATAGCCTATCCCTCCCTCACAATCTTAACACTTTGAGCAATAACTTCAACGGCCGTCCTCTCGGAGCCATCGGGTGCCATATATTTATTGATGCGGACACGCCCGATGATATGGATTGCGTCCCCTTCTATAGCCTCAAAAGCGTCCTTGACCTGTGGGTTGTCGTCCCATGCACTGACCGTGAACCATGATGTTTCGATCAGATTATTCCCCGCCAGATCACTAAAAAGATAGTTTGTAATTACTGACATACGGGAGCACCTGTAACGCCCGACCGTGGTTATGTCCACCTTGCCGACTTTCCCACGGATTTCTATTCTGTTGATGTATTCCATAATGTGATTTGTTTGGTATTTCTTGACGTTTTTAAGACCTGAACCAAAGACGGTATATATATCTATATTCCACCCCGAAAACATCGGCTAAGGCATCGAAAAGGCGCTCCCTGACGATGCTGTCATCAACTCCGATGGACTTATATATGTCCCTCCTGTTCCTCAGGTCATCGAACAGGTTTAGGAAGGTGATGTTACGGATCTGGCCCCCGAGCTCATCAGTCGGGTACTTGTGATTATAGAATTGCCTTATGCTTGAGAATGGCTTGTTGTGTAGTGCTTCCATACTTATTTCTCACTTTTGAATAAATACCTTCCTGCCAAATACTCAAGACTCTCTCCAATATCTTCGTAAGACAAATCAGAAAAATCTTTAATAAGTTCTTCTATCTTGTTTTCAAACTCAAATTTTCTATCCATATTTATTCCTCCTTTCCTGCTTTTAATCCAAATCCGCGAGCAAACCGTTCTTTGTCTGATAGGGATTTGTCAGTATTATCGCTGATACTTTATCAACGATGGAAAATAAGCTCTTCATATCCGTTTTCCTTTATTCCTCATTGTTGTCTTCCGCCCCGCTCTCCGGGTCCTGTATCGCGTCCAGCTCCTCGGTGTCCATAGACCAATATTTCTTGGCCCTGCGGAGCCCTGCCTTCCAGAAATTGATGAAGTCCGCGGCGTCCTCGTAGAAAACTATCTTCTCACTTTGGTAGATAAACCCCCTGCCGTCGCAAAAGTCATAGAGGTAAGAGAGCTTCTTGCCGTTAGCCGTGATTGAGATATTGGTGACCCTGTAAGTGGTATAGGCATCCTCGTAAAGTGTAGGAGCCACGCCCTCACCCGTCTCTTTCGCGAAAGCCTGAAGCTCGGCATTGAGCTTGGCAATTGATTTCTGAAGTCTTGTGATGTCCTTGCGTTCCATAATACGGTTTGATTTAGCAGTTAAGTAAGCGCTCATCACGGTCATCGTGGCTCATCCAACTCAGGTACTTATAAGCCATCTGGCAGGCGTTCCAGATAGAGTGGCGCTCCGGGTCGCCGAATACGAAGGAATCAATGTAGAGAACATCGTAAGGTTCGAGCCCCTTATTCAGCCCCACGTTGTAGAACCTGTAAGCGGTCTTGTTGTCGCCGACCGGGACTATTCCGATGCGGTCTTTCAATGCGTTGTAAATCTCTCGTGTCATGGTGTTGTTGGTTTATTATTACAATGCAAATATAATTAATTTTCATTAAATAAAAAATATTTTGATAAAAATTTAACAGATTTATATAAAATGGCCACCCTTTCGAGGCGGCCATTATTAAAACAAAGGTATCTCATTCTCCCGTTCCTCCTTTCGTCGGCGGGTGAGCCTCCTCACCTCTACACGGCGTGTCGAGACCCTACGGACAAACTGGCTGTCGAAATCAGTCGTCGCTATCTGGAAACTGGTAAGCAGGAACAAAATGAACGCCCCGAGTCTCTGCCAGAACTCCCGGAGATCAATCTTGAAGTTTGTTGACAGGAACCAGGCGACCAG